GGTACCCACAAATCGCTGGGAATTCAATTGCCCAGGTTGTGCTACAGTACCTAGCTACGATGCAGGAGTTATCACGCCTAACAACAGTGATAACCGGGGCAGCATCGTTGGTAGGAGCCGTTGCGATGGCTCTTGTCAACGCTGGTACTTCGATCTTGTAGATCGTGTCGTAATGCACACGACTAGTGATCCTATAGATCAGCGCACGATCGCGACTATACGCAATGAAGCGTTCAAACAAGCAAAATTGATGAAGGTTTATGATCTATTGACAATGCCTTATCTGTTTTGCTTGATCACTGATGTCATGCGTATAAGAGGCATAACTGCTGATCTATTAGGACCACAAATGGTAGGCGCAGCTGTCAAAGATCTTCATTTTGTCAGAGATCTTGCATTAGGCAAATTTTCTGATGGTGGAAATGGGATCTTTCACAGTCTGTGGAACTGGTTACGGAAATTCCTGGGAATCCCGTTGGCTGTAGATTTTGGGAATTTCCAATAAATGTGGAGCGACATCCTGCTGTGTGCCAGGCTGGCGTTCCAGTAGATACCAGTAATTCTGGATCCATAATAGATTATGATCCAGCATTACACGAAACATGCTTTGAAAAGCCGCAAAGACACGTGTTTCGCTTAGCACACGCTTACTCTGGAGTGGTATACATCAATGAGCCTTGCAAAGCCAATGAGGTTATATCACTATTAAACAGACACCTCATCTCAAGAGAACACACTAATGATCGTGTGGCTCCTTGCATGCGTGAAGCTTTTCAATTGTTGCGCGAGGAATATCCACCACAACACTTGACCAAATTTACTTTTGAACAAGTGATCGCCAAGAAACCTAGGCACTTGCGTAAGAAAGCACGAAATGCTGTAGAGAACATTAAACAGCATGGCTTACCACCTGAACAACATCTAGGTCGGGTGGAAATGTTTATCAAGAATGAACGTATGACTATGCGAGAGTATGGCCATAAGCCACCACGTGCTATCCAACAGCGTAGTGCTGAGTACACTGTAGCTATGCAACAATACCTGTATCCCTACAGTTTATATTGGCGAAAATTCCAACCAACAACTCAGCTTTACACACCATTTCTCAAAGGGTTTAATCAACAAGAAATTGCTGAAATGCTCTATGAAGAATGGTGCACATACGAGGACCCCATTGCATTACTGTTCGACCATGAGAATTTTGATTCGGGAGAGACGACACCCGTACTTGAAGAACAACACAAGTACTACCAGGATTGGTATCCAGGTGACAAGCAATTGATCCTTCTCCTTGGGGCCACATTAAAGTGGAAAGGAGTGACAACAAAAGGTATCAAATACTTAGTCACAGCTACACGAGCATCTGGGTGCCCAGACACATCTGATGGCAATAGTACTGTGAACTTAGCTGTACTTGTTCGATTGACACGACGACTTAGGCGATCCATATACGTAGTTGGGGACGACTCCGTTGTGATCATGTCCAGATCAACTTATCATTTGCTATTACAACTGGCGAGGATGGTTGAACTTGGGCGTGATTATCCTTGGGTTACAAAACAAGCTATCGTGGACGAATTCGAGCGAGTAGAATTTTGTCAGTGTCGGCCAGTCCTAACTGACAACGGCTGGTTAATGGTACGTGAACCTCTACGAGTATTGTCCAGATCATCATACTGCATCTCTCAAGGAGTTACCAATGTGAAACTATTCAAGCGCTGGTTACTCGGCTTTGGGAACTGTGAGTATGCTCAACATCCTGGTGTCCCGATCATTCAAGCTTATTCGATTTTTCTGCGGGGCCTGACAAAGGAGAAGCCAATATATGAGGATCATTACAGATACGAATCCACTATTGGTAGACACCTTTTGAAAGGCAAAGTACACACTATCTCCGATCGCACGAGAGCAAGTTTCGCTAAAGCTTTCGATGTGTCGCCACACAGGCAAATCGAGATAGAGACTTACTTCTCTAAGTTAACAGTTTCTGACGTCTTTGTGGACCTAG